CCTCGTACCAATCGGCTCCACACGATTCGCGGAACGGACCCGTAATGAACGTCTTGTCAACGTTAGTACGGAAGCCCATATCTCGTAATATTTCTACTACGAGTAGCGCAGTGTTCTGGCGAACGATGATATCATCTCCGTAAACGGAGAAGTCGTCATCGTCACCAGTAGCCTGCGCGGCCGCGTGGCAGACGCTAGCATAAATAAGCGTCTGGAGTGGAAAGCAAAAACCATTCCCCATACTACAGAACTTCTCATACCTTTGAGGAGAGCTGTCCGGTAGCTTATAAAAAGTGGAACGAATATCATCCAGATACTCGAACCACTCCGGGGGTAATAACGCCTTGGCAACCTCCGTCGAAAGTGAATCCGACGCGGCCGCTAGGTCTATGGTTACATAGGGATTGAAAAGACCTTTGGAACCCAGTTTCGCGAGATTCTGGTTTTTCCGCTGGTCTGACAGATCGATACCGAAGCGCTGCAAGCAGCGCCGAAGATACTGATCCGTCCCCTTTTGTACCAACCCGTTAAGGAATGGCTCCACAGCTATACTGCGATGAGTTTTCGCTGTCTTTGGCACAAAGCTTATCAAGTTATAGTTTACAAACTGTACCTTCTCTCTCACCCGTTCAACGAATTGAACGGGATCATAGCACTTGATTGCACCCGGGAGGATGCAATCTCGAACCTGGATATTATTCCAAAGAGTTGGTATAGCGTACTGAAGAGCCGAAGGCGTACATGTCCAACGTTTCGCGAAAATCTTCCGCGCTACGTTGGTCTTATCACCATGTATTCCTAGGCTGGCTCCCGACGTAAGGTCTGCCTCATCATAGATCTTCTGCATATCGGGGGTAAGCCCTATACACTTCTGAATCCAATTCCGCATGACCGCGTAGTGTTGCGCGCGGTGATCCCATCGTAAACGACGGGCACGGAATTTGCGGTTAACCCACTTGCACTTGTGCTCGGCCGTCTTGAAAGACTTGACGGCTTTGACCTCCGGATTTAACTCCGGGATCTCGGCACTTGTGAACGGGTATTTCCTGATGAGAGCTGCAATCTGAGCATCGGCATAATAAGAAGCCGCTCCCCCATACTTCTGTGGGGAGGGTAGCTCAGACCATTCCAGCAAGACATTGTACTGCCGAGCGCGCAATGCGCCAAGCAGCTTTTCCTTGTCTGGAATAGACGTCGAACTAATGGCATTTCGTAATAGTGTAGAATACACTACGTCTGAAGTTACTGGCAGAGCCACTTTGGGTCTGCTTTTAGCTTTTGGGTTTCGCATCATGCGACTCCTAATATGCCCCGCGAGGGGGCGTAGACGTACGAATAAATTCCTAGGTTACAGCAGGACCGCTGAGCACATTTCTGCGCTACAGAACGGTTCTATACCTAAGATCTGGGTTAAGCCATAAGTGCAAAGAACTACACCTACGACCTTCACGGCTTTAGAAATCATGAAGCGGATCTCCTAGAACGGAACTAGATCAACTCACAACGCTCGACGAGCGTTTAGTGGTTGATTTTCTG